GTTGGCTATGTAAGCACAAACAGTGGTAGCAGTTATGACCAAGCGGCTCTTGCGTACAATGGGGACGTAGACACTGGAACAAACAACGGTGCGAGTTTTCAGATGCTAATCAACGTGACTAACATTGGTACTTTTAGAGTAAAGTTTCAAGCTACCTCGTTATCAAGTGGGACATTCATTTCTGGTCATACAGATTATAATTTTACTCACTTCTCTTGCATCAAATTAGCCCCAGCACAATAGGAGTAAACAAAATGAGCATATCACAAGCATTAACTGAGTTAGACATCACCGAATGGGTACTTCGTGGCGAACCTACCACTGAGGCTTGGCTCGGCTATCGAAAGCAGCAATCCATCTGACTGGGGTACAACTTGGTCGGCGGTCAAAGCAAAGTCTGATGAGCTAAAGGCAGCAGAGCCTATGAAGCTACTTCGTGCAGAGCGTGACCGCTTGATTGCAGCGACAGACTGGTGGGCGTCTAGCGACCTTACAATGTCGTCAGAACGCACTGCGTATCGTCAGGCACTTCGAGATATCACAAGCAGCGCAACATCACTAGATGACGTAACATGGCCTGATGTTGTAACATGAATTTAAAACAGTCGATCTCACCTGAATTAAGAGTAGAACTTGAGTTAGAAGCACACGAAAAAGAATGTGCAGTGCGATACGAAATGGTTCATAACAAATTACAAAGTCTCGATAAAAGATTATGGAGACTTGAAGCAATGATAATGGGATCAACGGTCATATTCGTTGGTTTAGCATCCTCCTTATTAATGAAAATGTGAGGTAAAAATGATCGCGGAAACAATGGCAGGTATTGCTTTAGTTAAAGGCGCGGTTGATGGAATTAAAAGTATGATTGGTACTTGTAACGACATCAGCGATATAGCTGGGCATATAGATAAATTGTTCGAGGGCGAGAAACAAGTACAACAAAAAAGAAATAGTAAATCAGGTGTAGACAACTTCGGAGGTATTGGAGGTGTAGCATCTGAAGTTATAGACGCTAGGCTCGCAGCTGAAAAGTTACGAGAGGTAGCAACTATGGTTGACATGAGGTTTGGTCCGGGAACATGGAAATCTATTGTAGATGAACGAGCCAGACGTATGAAAGAACAACGGGAACTAGAAGCAAAAGCACGACAGGCTAAACTACACAAGGCTAGACAAACAGAAGAATTGTTTGAAGGTATAATGATAGCAGCTGCTGCTATTTTTATTGTAATTATTGCTATAGTTATATTTATTAGTATTATCTGAGGAGATTAAAATGTTTGAAGTATTAGTATTAGTTTGTTTAGCATCAAACCCTAATAATTGTTTTGAAATGGAAGACACTAGAGGTCCATATGAAACAAAAGAGCAATGTATAACACGTTCAATAGAAATGCGTGAAGCAATAAATGAAATGCCTGATCATGTACCTCAAGCATACAAATGTGTACACAACGAAATAAAAATACCGGGAGTAGCAACATGATATCTGCACTGATAGGACCAGTAACAGGACTGCTAGATAAATTTATTCCTGATGCTGATGAGAAAGCTAGGATAGCACATGAGCTAGCAACTATGGGTGAACGACACGCTCAAGAGTTAGCTAAAGGTCAATTAGAAATAAACAAAGCAGAAGCAGCTAGTCGGAATATGTTTGTAGCTGGTTGGAGACCCTTCATTGGGTGGACATGTGGAATAGCATTGTTTTGGCACTTCGTAGGTTTACCTATGACTATTTTTTTCGTGAGTTGGTTTGCAGTAGAAATACCGACACTACCTACGTTTGAAATGGAAACACTTATGACTGTACTTATGGGTATGCTTGGTCTTGGTGGTCTTAGAACATTTGAAAAGGTTAAGGGAAAAGCTAAATGAGTAAAATAGTTCCAAAGAAAAAGAAAAGCACCGTAAATAGCGCTGGCAACTATACTAAACCAGAGTTACGTGCAAGTATTTATAAGCGTATTCTTGCAGGTTCTAAAGGTGGTAATCCCGGTCAAAATAGTGCGCGTAAAATGCAAATGGTAGCTAAAGAATATAAGGCTAAAGGTGGAGGCTATACGTCATGAGTCCTCCTAGAACAAGAAAAAGAAAAGGACCACTTTCTAAAGAAGCTAATTCGCTTATTAATTGGGGAGATGCAGATTGGGGTACTAAAAGCGGTAACAACTCTATTGTAGGTGCAAAAGCTACAGGTGAGCGATACTTACCTAAAGCTAAACGAGATAGTCTTACTCCAAAGCAATATGCAGCAACAACTAAAAAGAAACGTGAAGGCATAAAGAAAGGTAAGCAATACGTTAAAAATACTAAAGCAGCTAAAGTGAGGACCGCATGAACATAGATCAACTTAGAGAAGAGTTAAAAATAGATGAAGGATGCAAGTATGAAATTTACCTTGATCACCTTGGTCTCCCTACTTTCGGTATTGGTCATCTTGTTCTCGATAGCGATATGGAATACGGACAGGAAGTTGGCACACCAGTCTCAGAAGATAGAGTTAATGAGTGCTTCGCTAAAGATGTCGAAACAGTGTTATCGGAGTCCTTACAGCTATACCCCAATTTTGAGGTTTTGCCTGAAGAAGCCCAATTAATTATTGCTAACATGATGTTTAATATGGGAAGACCTAGGCTTAGTAAGTTTAAAGGTATGAAGGCTGCGATAGACGCTGGTGATTATCATCGAGCAGATAGACTTGTAGCTCGTATGCGTAGTATATAAAACGCCCTATAAGGGGAAAATCGTCATTATATATTATAGAGGTTACAGACATGAGAAACACAGAGTACACAGGTCCATCAATGCCTATTTCAGAAGAAATTGATAAGATGAAATACAGATTAAAAGATGAGACGTTTGATGGTAAAATAAAACGCATATCAAAAGCACTCTGTGATGGAATAGAACATCAATATAAATTAGAAGATATACTAGGTAATCTAAGATTCTTACCTGCAGGGCGAGTACAAAACGCAATGGGTAGTCCTCGAATTACTACTGCGTATAATTGTTTTGTTAGTGGTACAATTGAAGACTCAATGGATAGTATTATGCTTCGTGCTACACAGGCAGCAGAAACAATGCGCCGTGGTGGTGGTATTGGTTATGACTTTAGTCACATTAGACCTCGTGGAGATATGATTGTTTCTCTTGAGTCTCAGTCAAGTGGTCCAGTATCATTTATGGGCATTTATGATTCTATTTGTCAAACAATCGCTAGCAGTGGTCATCGCAGAGGCGCACAGATGGGCGTACTACGTATTGATCACCCTGATGTATACGACTTTATTCGAGCTAAGCGTAACAACGATAAACTAACAGGCTTTAATATTTCAGTAGGTATTACCGATAAATTTATGGAATGTCTAGAAACAGGTGAAGGCTTTGATTTAGTGTTTGAAGGCAAAGTATACGATACAATTGATGCTAATGATCTATGGGATGAGATCATGGAGTCAACTTGGGATTGGGCAGAGCCGGGTGTTTTGTTTATTGATCGTATTGCTGAAATGAATAACTTATGGTACTGTGAAGATATCGCAGCTACTAATCCTTGTGGTGAACAACCACTCCCACCATTCGGGGCTTGTCTATTAGGCTCTTTTAATTTAACTAAGTATGTAACTGAAAACGAATATGACCATAATACTTTTGACTATACTCAACTGTCAACAGACATTAAAGAAGTAGTTCGTGCAATGGATAATGTCGTAGATCGTACTATTTATCCGCTAAAGGAACAAGAAGATGAAGCACGCAACAAAAGAAGAATGGGACTCGGTGTTACAGGACTGGCTAACGCTGGAGAAATGCTCGGATACCTTTATGGGACGGATAAATTTCTTGCTTGGATGGAAGCAGTATTTAAAACGGTAAGAGATGAGTGTTATCGTACATCAGCAAACCTTGCAAAAGAAAAAGGAACGTTTCCTTTGTATACTGAGCAATACTTAGATAGTCATTTTATTAATACACTAAGCCCAGATGTTATTGATTTAATTAAAGAAAACGGAATGCGTAATAGTCACCTGACTAGTATAGCACCAACAGGAACTATTAGCTTGTGTGCAGATAATGTATCAAGCGGTATTGAGCCTGTGTTTAGTCATTACTATGATAGGACAATACAAACATTTGAAGGTCCGAAGGTTGAACGCGTTATGGATTATGCTTATTCTAAAGGTGTTGAAGGTCGAGGTGCTAACGATATTAGTGTACAAGACCACCTGAAAGTTCTCTTACTAGCACAAAACTACGTTGTCCAAAACTTGCAATGTAGGAGACGATGTAACGTATGATGAGTTCAAACAGGTCTATGTTGATGCCTGGAAAGGCAACGCGAAAGGATGTACAACGTTCAGACTTAGTGGTAAAAGGTTCGGCATACTTAACGAAACCGTGGAAAAAGAAACGAAGATACCTAGCGAAACTCAGACAATGGTTGAAGAAACGGGAAAGGCAGAGGCTTGCTTTATCGACCCGCTTACTGGCCAAAAAGAGTGCGCTTAACAAGGAGATATAAATGGCAGGTACAGTTATACCAATCGAAGACATAGCGTCTGCAGGAGTTATTAAAGACTTGCCTGCCGCCTCTCTTGCAGCAAATATTTTTACAGACTGTCTTAATGTTAGATTTAGAGATAATGCTGTTAGAAAAATGACAGGGGAAACTGCAATTACAACCCCATTTACAGATTCAATAGTATATATAGCTTTTTGGGATAACCCTAATTTAGCTGCAGGAACAGGGTATTACATTGTAGTAACTAATGATGGATCAAATGATAAAATAACAGCAATTAAAAATGATGGTAATCAAACTGTTAAAGTATTAAAAGCTTCAGTAACACAAGGGGGTACTTGGCAACACACTTTATTTAATGGCGGTTTTACTTTTATTATTAATAATGGCATTGATAAACCGTTATATATACAAGATGTTTCAGGAAATACTAATATAGCTAATTTATCTATGTATGATCTTCCGGGTTGGGACTCTTATTATTCTAATGAAGAAGTAGTATCTACTGTATTTGATCCTGAAAATCAAACACTTGATTTTGATTTTGGTCAATTAATTGATTTTAGTAAAAAAGAAGCTACAATGATTGTAGTAGATACTGCAACTAATGCGATAAGAAATTTTGCTAAATTCATAGCGTTAGGCACTAATTCAACAAAAGAAGATGGTACAACAACTCAAACTACTTTTACAGCTTCTACTAATACAGCTACTAATACGACTATAATAACGCCAAGTGCAGCCGTGGCGCTTAGTGGTGACACTATTATTCTTAAAGTTAGATCAAAAAATGTTCTTAATGTTAGATGCGGTGTAATTCGATCGTTTAAAAACTTATTAATTGCAGGTAATCTTACTGAGTTTGATAGTACTAATAATGCATTAATAAGACGACTTGCAGGTGTTGTTAGAACTTCAGATGTTGCTGCACCGGGATCAGTGCCAGCTAACTGGAATCCTTTTGCATCAGGTGTTAATACTGCAGATGAATTTACTTTATCTTCTACAGGTACAGTACAAGACATGGCAGAATTACAAGGGCGTATGTATGTGTATACTAATAGCTCTATTCATTCTATTGAACAAACAGGTAGCACAACAATTCCTTTTTCTATTTCAACTATAACAGATAGTTATGGCGCTCAAACGCTTGAGGCAGTGCAAGAGTATGACGGAAGACATATTGTAGTAGGAAGTAATGATATTTATATTTTTGAAGGACATCCTTCTTCAATTAAATCAATATCAGATAGTCGTGTTAGACGTTATCTTTTTGATAATATTAATAAAGCACATGAACAAAAATTATTTTTGTTAAGAAATAAAAAACAAGATGAAATATGGATTTCATATCCTAAAGGCTCTAGCACAACTATTAATGAAGCTTTAATTTGGAATTATAGATCTAATCTTTGGACAATTAGACGAATGTCTAGCGTTATTGTATCAGGAGATATAGCACCTTATGAGCAAGATCCAAATGATACTGTTCCAATTTTTTCTTATGGTACTGAAGTAATGTACGCAGACAAAAGTTATTCGTTAGTTGATAACTCTGCTTATGAATCTTTTGTAGAGCGTAGACGATTAACAATGACTCCTGAATTTGATACAGAAACGTTAGCATCTATAGCAATGAAAGTAGAAGGGGCTAACGCTACTTTAGCAGTATACGTTAAAGGATCTAGCAAACCGGGGGAAGATGTTGATCCAACAACAGGCGTATTAAATAATTTTGTAGTTGCAAATGATTATAAAGTAGATATCAAAGAGGCAGGTAGATTTTTAAATTATAAAGTAACTGAAACAGCTACAAACGAATGGAATGTTTCTGGATTACAATATGAAATTCTTAAAGGAGGAACTAGATAGTGTCAATTATCCGTCCTCCTCTTAGTGGAGATAGTCCACAAGATTCGTGGGCAAACCAAGTAACTGAAGCAATTAATAAAGGATTATTAGCGCCAAGTGTTAATCCTAGTTCAGGAAGTAGTGTTATTAGTTCAGGAAGTTTAAATGCAGCTACAGTTTATTTGTATGCAAGAACAACAACAGCAGTAGCGCCTCCGGTATTAACTATTGATGTAACTTATGATTATAGAACTACTTCTTTCACCCCATCAGCCCCATTAGGCGATGCTAATTGGCAACCTTCTCCTCCCGGAACTAGTATTGGAGATTACTTGTGGGTTATTAATGTTAATATTTCTGCATCAACAGAAAAAGAAGTTATAGCTGCAAGCAGTTGGTCACCGCCAGTTGTTTTTTCTGTTAATGGTCTTAGTGTTTTTGCACTCGAAATATTTCAAAGAGCTTCAAATGCACCAAGTACGCCAACAGGAGGCTCTTATAATTTTGGTACAAAAACAATTACAACGCCTAGTGGTTGGTCGTCTACCTTTCCTTCAGGAGCTAACCCTGTTTATGTTTCTAGTACAATTGCTAGCTCAACAGGAACAGCAGGAGTAGATTCTAATTTAACTTGGTCAGCACCTGTTAAGTTAGTTGAGGATGGTACACCTGCTACGGAAATTGAATCAGGTTTAGTTTATTATCAGACAGCTGCTACTAATAATCCGGGAACACCAATTGCTAATGGATATGATTTTATTTCAGGAAATTTTATAAATCTTTCTTCTGGATGGGGTACAACACCTGTAACAGTATTGGTAACAACTACAACTGCTTTATTTTGGTCATCTAGATATAGAATTACGCAAGCACCTAATCAAAACGCTACTGTAACTTTTAGTACTCCTCTACCTTCAGTTAATTTTGGTACTAATATACAATCAGATAATTTTTCGGCGGGTTTTGCTGGATGGCAAATAAGTAGAGCAAGCGGTAATGCAGAGTTTAATAATGTAGATATAAGAGGTGGTGCAGTTGCAAGTTCAGTAGTTGTAGGTCAACCTGGGTCTACTAATATTTATACAGTTGAACCTACTTCAACTACATCAGGAGTTGCCACATCTAATGCAACTGGATTATATCTTAATTCAGTTCATAATAGAATTGAGGTATGGAATGGTGGTCAACTTAGAATAATTCTTGGTGGCTTAGCATTCGCGCCATAGAGGAGAAATAAATGACAACTGGTCTTTTAGTAAATGATGAATTAGGTCAACCTATATTTTCATTAGATGATACTACTATATTACAAGTAGATTTTTTTGAAGTACAACAAGGCCAATCTGTTACTAAGAATTTTAATTTTTTACCAGCAGGGGCAGTGCTATCTACAGCTATTGTTTTTGTAAATCAACCTCCTCAAAATGAACAATTTGTATTGCCTACTGTAACTATATCAGGTACTACATTAACTGTAACTGGCATTAATTCTTCAGGCTCAACATCTGTATCAGGTACATACACAATACAATCAGGGACAATTTTAGTTTTGGTTTTTGCAAAATGAGTGATGGATTACTAATAAAAAACAATAATAATGAATTTCTTATTAGCACAGAAATGAGAAATTTAAATCATTATTTTACACATACTACTCCGAATGTCTATGTAACTACAAATTCTTATGGAGGAATAACAAGATTTGGATATGCCTTCCCTCTTCCTGTTGGATTTATTCCTGTTCCTTTTTTTACAACTCCGTTTGTAGATAGATATTATGCTATTGAAAGAATTACTGAAGCAGCGGATCCAAACAACGTTAACCAGAGTATTTGGACTGTTTGGATAATGTCTAGTGGAGGGTATCCTACAACAACAGACAATGGAACAAATCCTAGTGGTGGTCAATTAACACAAGCAACAGATGGTCCTTATTATTCGAAATATAACTCAGGAATAAGTACCTCTCTTACCGATAAATATTTTGTTATACAAACACCTAATTCTACTTCAAGTAATTTTACTGGTAATGGAAAAATTACAGCTGTTTGGAATGGTACAAAAGTACTGGACAATGTTAATTTGCCAATTAGTAATGGTGTGCCAACACTTTTTGATGGTGGAGGAACATCTTCAAGCGATGATAACCTTTATTTTGCTAGACAATCTTCAACAAATGCAGTACCGACTTCAATTACAAATAATCCGTCAGCAACAGAGACAATATCAGGAAGTAATTTTTATTTTTTTAGAGTGCTTCAACAATATTACTATACAACTTCTTCAACTTCAGGTAGTAATCCTACAGGATCTTATGGTAGCGCACAAATACCAAAGTTAATAATATTTGCAGATGCAAGAATAGTAGCATATTTTACTCAAAGCTACCAACAAGCTTATGCATTATATATAAGAAATAGTATAACTGGAACTGCTGCATTTGACAGTAGAAGAACTCCTTTAATTATAGAACAAATTACAAATGTTTCACACCCTAGCACAGCAACAAGTAATTTTAGTGGTAGTGGATTATCTGCAAGAAATGCGGGTGGACCTCAATCAACTTGGAATTCTCAAGCTACACCAAATTTATATAATAGCGTAACTGTAAATACTATGCCAACTAATCAAATGTTTCATTATTCAACAGTAACACAAGTTCATCAACAAGTTTCTCGCCTTGAAACAGAAGAAGAATGTGATGGAGCAGAAGTTAAAGGTAATTGTATTGGTTCTAAACGAATTTATTATTGGCGATCAACGTATTGGAATTTTTATCGAGGTGCTGTTCGACGAGCTAATAACACTACTATTTATGCAGGTTACATAAATGCAGAATATGGATCTTATCATTCAAGAACTACTCAAGGCTCTTTCTTTGGTTTTAGCACTGGCAGTTCAGGAGGTAGTTTAATAGGCAAATGGCCTTGGGATAGTGCTCAAATCAATGCAGCTGGAACAGGGGTTAATACCTTGATTATAGCAGACGCAACAAATTATATATGAGGATATAAAATGGCAGAAATTCTTACTTTAAATGATGGAACAGAAATAAAAAATTATCCAAATTTTCACGATAATTGGAATGAAAATTTTACTTTATTACAAAATCGTTTTGATTGGGTTATAGAGAACGATACCGTAAGTGTTCAAGAGCCTTTTGTGCATGAATATTTTAATGAAGGAACTATGCGTACTTGTATACCTCGAAGGGTATGTAACTATAATAATGATAATTTCGGAACATCGCATAGAGTACATTTGTTAGACAGTAAGCTATCACGCATTATGTTATCCGGAGAATATTGGGTAGAACAAAGTAATTATCCTTCATGGGCTGAAAACGGTATTTTTATTTTAAGTAAATCTATTTGGATTACTGAAGATGATAAACTAACTGATAATCGTTTTGATGAATTTGAAGAATTTTATTTTAGATGTCCAAATAACATAGCACAAAATTCTTATGGCTATACAATTGATGATGATAATGATACAGTTTTACTTTCAGCTTTAGTAAAAACAAACGGAGAAGTTATATCTTATAGAAAACATGAAGTTAATAATGATATTGAAGATGATAGTTTTTTAAATAATTGGGCAGCTGTATACTTTGCTGTTGCAAGGAGAGAAAACAAAAAACAATTTGCTAAGAATTTATTTAATAGTGGATTACTATAATGATAAAAAAATTAGAAGACAATGATGTATTTGAAGCTATTCAACTTATGGACAAGTCTACTAAGGATTACAAATACTTTGGTTATAATCGTAATGAGTCTATTTGGATTCAATACTTTTTAAGTTTAGTAGAAAAACAAAAAGCAGAAAGCGCTCATGCTTTAGTTATTGGTGATTATGTTGACGATAAGTTACGCGGCTTTCTTTCTGCTGAAACATTTTCTAACTATTATAACAATGAATGGATTATGGATGTTAAAGATTGTCGTGTGGATCATGACCACAAAAACAATGCATACGTAATTTATAGATTATTTGACGCTATGATTGCCCATGTTAAAAAACATGGTGGTAAACATTGGCGAGCCGACTCAATTCATAGTGAGCAAGAAGCTATGGATTATGGTCGTTTCTTGCAACGCCGTTACGATGCGGCAATACACACTTCCGTTAGAGGTGTGATACAGGAGAATTAAATGCTTTTAATAAGTAGAATTACGGGTGACGCTTACGCTCCCTTTGGCGCTCGTACAGTATACAAAGGGGGTGGTGGTGGCGGTCAAACTACAGTAACTAATAGTGGTATTGATGAAGAGTTTAAGCCTTACCTTACAAGAGTGCTTTCTGATGTAACAAATAGATACGAATCTAGTGTTGCGCGTGGCCCAGACTCTATTGTAGCTGCAATGACACCTGAACAAAAAGCTGCGTTAGCTGAACAAACAAGGCAAGGCGAGGATGCAATTGCTGGCACAGGTGCGTATGATACAGAAGACGCTCGCAAAAGAGACCTTCAAAATCTTTTAGGTAGTTCAGCTGGTTTAGCTTCATCGTCTGGAGGACTTAGTTCTGCTCGCGGAGAAAAAGCTATGCTAGGAGCAGTGGCTGATCGTTCACTTGCGCTCCAATTACAACGTCAAGCAGATATACAATCAGGAATAACATCGTTAGGCGAAGCAGGTAGTACAAAACAAGCGTATAACCAAGCTAGGTTAGACGCACCTGACACAGCAGCACAACGATACTTTGGTTATCTTAGCGGCGCACCTCAATCACAAACACAAACCACTTCAGGTGGAGGCGGTAAATAATGGCTGTTCAAATAGCAAGACCAAACGATATGATGATGCGTGATCCATTAAAAGGTCCAATGTATCGACCAAATCCAACTCAACAACAAAGACCAGAGCCTTCTGCTATGCAACAGTTTGGTCAGATGGCACAAAATCGTGCTATGGAAAAAGGCCTTCAAGCTGGAGAGGAAAAAATAATGGAAGGTGCATCTTCTTTTATGGCTCCTTCTGTTGCAGCACCTTCTGCAGCCCAGATGACAGGTGCCTCTCAGATAGCAGGATCAGGGTTATCACCGGGAGCAGCACAAGCTGTTTTTGGATCAGGCTCTAGCGCAGCACCACTTGCAGCACAAGCAGCAGGTCAAACTGCTGGTCAATTAGCTGCTACTACAGGTAGTCAGCTTGCTACAGGCGCGGCAACTAATGCAGCAGCAGCTGGCGCAGGCACAGGTGCAATGGCAACTATGGGTGCAGCAGTACCATACGTAGGCGCTGCTTTATTAGCTGATGAAGTACTTGGTCTTGGACTCAGAGAAAATGTTTTA